ACGCTGATCGTCAATCGCCTCAGTCAAATTCTCAACAGCCACACGCTGATTGTCCTGCGCCGAACGCACCGCATCCAAGAACGGCACCAACTCCTCATCACCAGCACGCAACCCTTCCGTGCTAATACGCAACTGGCGACGAGCCTCATCCAAATCCAACGTCTCCTGAATGACACTGTCCTGAGCATCAGCCACCGAGAACTGAGCCTCAGCCAAGTCAATCTCAGCCTTCCGAATGTCATCAGCCGTCGACTCCCCATCGGCACGAACCTCAGCCAAACGACGCTCAGCATCACGCACCGCAATGACCGACTGCTCCACACCAAACTTCGAGCGGGCAACCCCACGCTCAGCTGCAGCCACACGACGCTGAGCAGCCTCAATCGAAGCCGGGTCGCCACCCATCTGAGCAGCAGCCAACTCCTCCTGAGCTTTGTTCAAGTCCTGATTCGCCTGCAACACAGACTGCTGAGCCTTCGCCACACTCTGCTGACTACGACCGTAGGCATCGGATGCCGACTTGGCTGACTTGGCCGCCGAACTGTACTCCTTCAACTTCTGTTCAACCGTCTTGATTTTCTCTCCAGCTTTCCCAGCCTTGCCACCAGCCTTCTCGGCCTCATCACCGAAGTCGGTGATAGAACCCTTGGCACGGATCGCCGCATCCTTGTTGGCCTGCAAACGACGCTCGACCGTATCCAACGGACCTTTCGCCATGATGTCAAGTTTCTTGGCTGCGTAGTCAACATCTGCACCGAACTCGGCGAACGCCGCATTCATTCCCTCCTGAGCCTGCTTCACCATTCCCTGAATTGAAACGATGGGCTTACCGAACGCAAGGAACGCACGAACTGCGTCAATCCCTGCGAACAACGGAGCCAACGCACCGACAATTCCATTCAAGAATGAGAAGATTCCGTTGCCAATGGACTGAATCTGAGCCAGAACTGCTTTGCCCATCTCACCGAACGCAGCCACGAAGTACGCCAACCCTGCTCGAACACCCTGGCTACGGAACTGGTCAATCGCCAACGACACCGCAGGGATGAGTCGGTTCGTCAAGAAGTCAACGACCTGTGTGACGACCGGGAGCAGGATGGTTCCGAACTGTTCCTTCAATTCTTCGACTGCGATACCGAATGCACGGAATCGTCCAGCCGCCGAGTTCGCCTGCACCTCAGCCTGACCCTTGAACGTGTCAGCCAAATCACCCACAACCTTGTCAAAGTTCTTCGTCTTGACAGCGTTCTGATCCAACGGAACACCCAGACGAGTCAACGCCGTGAACTGGCCCTGGCTCGCACGAGACAAGGCGATAGTCACCGACTCAAGGTCACGACCAGTACCAGCAGAGATGTCCAACGCCACCTGCAACAACTTCTGCGACTGAGTGAAATCACCCGTCGCACGAATCAGGTTGCCGAACGCCGGACGAAGCTGGTCATCCGCAACTGCCGCCGACTTCGTGAACTGAGTGATGAGGCGTTCAGTTTCCTCACGCAGAATCTCAGACTCACCAAATGTCGTCTTCAATGTCTGGGCAAGTTTCTCCTGAGACTCGGCATCCTCAGCAGCAGCCTTGATAGCGAACCCGGCAGCAGCGGTGACCGCACCAAACGCAGCCGTCCCAGCAATCGAGATGGTCTTGAACGACGGCAACAGGGCCGACAGTTTCCCACCCAAACCCTGAGAACCGAAGGTCGCATTGGCTTGACCTTGAACTTTGTTGAACGCCGAGATGACCTGCTTCGGATCAGCGAGCAGTTTGACAATGAAGTTGCGCTCAACGGCCATGAGCGCCGATTCTACTTGACTAGAAGACCATGTCTTTCGTGAGCTCTTTCCATTCGCTGTACAGACGACGATGAATCTCGTTCTGCGTCAAACCAGCGAACCGTGACAAGTCCTGCGGTTCACTCCACCATTCCTCACGCAACGCACTCAACGCCTTCGGTCGACTGCTTTGAGCAGCCTTCGGCATTGACGACACCACCATTCGAGGCGGAACGAACAACTCACCCAACTCAGCATCCAAGAACTCGCCATGCCCATACTTCCGAGACGACCAATCAAACCGTCCCACCGGATGCTGAGGCAGATAGAAGATACGAGCAGGGTCCTTCGTGGCTGGGTCGCCAACGACGTTGATGCGTTCATGCAGCCGAGTCCACACCTCTGCCCAACGATGGGCAGGCACCGGGTCTTTGAGAGGGAGCACCAAGTGCCAGTGTTCATCGTTTGGGCGATGCGACCATGTGGTGTAGGCGAACCATTCCAAGCCATCCAACCGAGCGTGGTCAAACGACTCACCGTCCATGTCCACCACCAGACAGGTCACCGCTTCAACATTGCGGTTGCTTCGTGTGGTGCCTGGTGCGTAGATAACTGGCGACCACAGCGCACGCTGATCCTTGCGTCGGGTTTCCTTACGGATGCACAGACGAGACCACAACTGCACCCACGAACCAGCGAACGGCTTGGGGACGACAGACTTGACGTAGTCGAACCTGACGGCACGGACGTTATCCAACTGAACTTCTGGGAACATGGCGGGCTCCTTACAGGTCAGCGTAGCGTCAGGAAGCCCCAGCCGCAAGCTTCTTCAACACGAGGTCGATAGCCGACATGTACTCCACGGCAATCTTCTCCTTATTGTCCCGGACTGCCTGCCAGAAGAAATAGCCTTGACGGCCACGATGACGCAAGAACTGTTGGGTCGTTGGACGTCGACGACCACCGAACTCGGCACCGAAGAACACGTCACCCATCGTCACCTTCGTCTTGCGCTTACGGTTCGACCGGGACGCCGATACATAACCACGCTTGGAATCCAACTTGATAGTCGGGATGCGATCATGTCGAGCACGCAACCCGCTCACCACAGCCTGAGCCTGAGACCTGCCCGATGAGCCTGGACGCTGCGCACCATGCGGAGGTTGCCCAGCAGCATTTGACTTGGCTGCCTCCACCACGAAATCGGCGACAACCTGAGCAGCTTTGCGCATCTCAAGATTGAACTGAGGTGAAGCCTGCGATGCTTCACGCAAGAATTGCAACAACCCCGGTGCAACGAACGCCACCTCTTCACCACGACCAAGCGTGTATCTTCCAGATGATGTTGCCATGTCACCGATTGTACGGTGTCGGGTTCATCTTGACCGCCTTCCAGCGAAGGTACGCCGACATCGTGTAGAGCATTCGTGGGGATTCAGTCAGCAACACTGACGGGGCGATGCCCGTCTCGACCGCCAGATAGGCGATCAGCCAGTGGGCTGACTGCTCTCCAAAGGGACGAGCGGTTCCTCACCCGTGTCAATGTCGATACCTTCAACGGTTGCACACCAGTCATCGAAGCCGAGTGTGGTGACCTTGCGTCGTTTCTCTGAGTGCCATGCGAACCATGCAAGGTCACGAGTCTTGAGGTTGGTCTCAATGTTGGACATGGAGACGTTGTGGACTTCTTCGTACTTGACGAAGTCAGCGAACTCGCATAGTGCTTTGCGTTGTTCGGTCGCCGTCTTGACGATGAGCGCAATTTTCATTTGTACCTCCGCAGGGTGAAGTTGTTAGAACTAGGCGCCGACGCTCTTGGTGATTGCACCGGAGATTGGGAAGGTTACGTCCGCAGTGGCCAACTCGCCCACGGCTCCGTTCACGGGAGTCCACTCAGTTACGAGCACTGAGCATGTATAGGAAGGGTTGGCCGAAGAGGCTGCCGCCGTACCGTTTGGCTTGATGACGCAGGTGACTGCGGTGGAGCCGACCAATGGGAAGAAGATTCCGTCGATGGCGTTGTAGTCGTTGTGGATGCTGAACGTGACGGAGTTGTCAATGAGACCGGACACTCGTGTCACGGCAGACGATCCGAAGGCGGTCGTTGCAACTTCGGCAGCTGTGGTGGACAGCGTCACCGATGCGACGTTCGCTGAGATGTCCGTGCCGTTGAACACGATGTTCGCATCTTTGAGGACCAGCTTTGCCATGACTATTTGTCTCCTGCCTTATCGGCCTTTGAGGATTTCTTGGATTCTTCGACTGGCGTCAGGATACCTGCGCCAATCAACAACTCTACATTGTCGATGCCCTCGCCGTCCACATGTCCACCTGGCTGAATACCAGAGACCGGGAACGGTCCAGAAACCAGATACTTCGCCATGGACTAAGCGTACACCGTGACCTTGAAATCCATTGTCAGATACAGGGTGTCGTTGGCGTCAATGTTCGTGAAGTTCCCCGCCGAGTTCACAATCAAGTCATCGCACACACCGCCGAGGGTGCGGTCTGCTTCGATGGCTGCACGCAACGACTGCGTACCAGCCCACGCCGTGTACTGATCCAACGCATCTTGAGCCGTCCGCTCGGACGCACGATTCACCACGATGGTGACGGTGAAGTCCATGACCACACCACCGCTTGACATGCCTGTCTGATGGAATCGAATCTCGTCCAGCGTCGGCCATGCGAACGGAGGGTTCACCTGGTCGGGCTGATAGTCGAAGGCTCGTAGTCCGGGGACGGTTTGGATGGCGGCCTTGAGTCCGTCTTTGACTTGTGCCGGAGTTGCAGGCATTAGGCGAACATCCGCATTCGTCGATACGGCTCAACCAACTGAGCCATGTCAGGGTCAAGGAATCGAGAAACACGGATAGCACCCAAGTCACCAAACCCAGCCACACCCAACGGTGAGTCATAACGCTTGAAGATGCGTGACGCCTGGATGATGCAGGCTTGAGTGATTGGGTCTGGCACAGTCGCCCAACCCCAACGGGCAGTCACCTGAACGAGAGCTTGTTCACCGTAGTTCGCATTGACGGTCGGGAACAGATAGTTGCCAACTGCACGAATCTTGTCATAGGACCAAGTGAGTCCATCAAGGATTCCGTTCAACGGTTCCAACTGATAGTCACTCGTCGCCCACGTCGTATCAAAGTTGCCGTCAGCAAACGACGACGTCTTCAACACGAACCCGGTCGTCGTGTAGAAGTCATCCACATCACAAACGAACTCGGTGTTGGCTTGGAACACTCGTGGCGTAGCCGACGCAGCAGCCCAGAACTGGCGGTTGCAATAACCGTCAATGAGACGAGAAGCTGCACCGGCACAGTTGTCAATCAGCGTGTCATCGAGCGTGTCAGCCGTGCCGATACGCAACGCCGCCTTGATTTGCGCACGAGTCGCATAGAGATTCTCATTGGCCATACTTGCTCAATCCTACTTGCCAATGAGCCACTGATTCCCAACAACCTCCACCTGCACACCCACCGACTCAGCAAACCTGTACACATCATGGCGAACAGCAGGCCAATCCAAATCATCACCCATCAACAAACCGCCCTTCACCAACAAATCCCAAGCGGTCACCAACTCCAAAAACGTCTCATCCTGCTCGTGAGCCGAATCCACATACACCACATCCGGGCGATAACCAGACACACGCTCCAACACACGCATCCCCACAATCCCCGTCGCAGGCAAAGGCGTGATGACATCCTCAAACCCGGCATCCTTCACGTTCGCCAAGAACCGTTGCCGAATCGTCGGCGCACCATTCATCAACCCAAGAAACCGCCACTTGCCTTGACGCACCAAATCCTGCTCCCACGCCCACATGTTCACATCACCCGTGAATGGATCAACACACACAATGTCCACATCCTGACCGAGACGCTGAGCAACCCGTGCCACCAGCAACGCCGACCCACCCAACATCGAACCCACCTCAACCCAATAGCGAGGCTGACGTTCACGCAACACCCGCTCCACCAACACCTCCGAGAGATGGGTGTGCGGATACCCGTTATCTGATGGGCCTGCGTCCGCATACACATCCTGCGAACCGAACAACACGCCACGAATCTCCTGACCAATCAGCCCCATGTTCCCTTGAACTTTCTCAAATAGTCGTTCTCCAACACCATGTTCCTGCGCCCATGATGCTCAACGAATCCCACGTTGCGTGAGTCCCGAAACTCTGGGAACACCACCGGCACGTTCCCTGCCGCAGCCGCATAGCCACGAGTCCATTCCACCTCAGCCTGAATTGAATCCCGTTGCGTCACCGGCGAGTACAGCTCCACTCGGCTGAGATGTTCCCGTGTGTAGATACCCATGTACATCCCGAAGATGCCTGGGTCATCCGTGACCGACACCGAACCCTCATGCTCGAACATGCGGTCAAAGAACGCCTGGTCTTTCACCACCACCGAATCATGCAGAAACAAGAACCGATCCAACTGCGTGTTCTCATACAGCCACTTGATTTTGCCTAACTCCCACGTCCCACCCTGACGCAACACCAATACCTCACGCTGAATGCTCGCCAAACATTCAGCCAACCACGCCTCACGACCAGGAGTCGTGGCCACCACCACCGTCTCTTTCAATCCCATCCCAACTCCAGACGCCGATTCAAGTCCCAATCCAACGGCAAATCCTGTACCATGCGCTCCTCAAACAGACGACGGTTCGCATCGAACGTCGCCTGATTCCGTTGCTGAAACTGAGGGCTGGAACGCAGGGTGCTGGAGTTCCGATGGTAGACGGCAGCCGACGAACGCACGATGTCTACGCCTTTGCGTTGCGCACGAACCTCATAGTCATTGTCCTCAAAGTACGCCGGATGGAATCCCTCATGAAACAACCCGACCTTGCGCACGACATGTGAACCCAACCAGAAGCACGACCACGGTGGCTTCCCCGACAACACAAGGTTCGAGTACGAAGCTTGAAGAAAGATGTCCTCCACCGCCTTCGTCCCGAACACCACATCATGATTCACCACCAACCAACCCGACGCCGAGCACGTTGCTTTGATACCCATGTTCCAAGACGCAGCCACACCCAGATTGCACGGAATCCGATAGTGAAACACACGCTTGGCCTTCTCCGTCCGAGGCTCCCAATGAGAATTGTTCCCATTATCAATCACCACCAAATCACCGATACGACCATCAAACGAATCCAACATGGCATCGACTCGATGATGCTCGGTGAGCACCGGGACGATTACGACTGGGACAAGCGGCACCATTCAGCAATCTCCTTCATCGCAGGCTTCCAATGCGTCTCATACACATGATCCGCCTCATACTGCTTGGCGAACTCCACCGCCTTCTTCGAGCGGCCACGACCACGGGCATACGCCTGCTCCAACGCATCCAGAATGCTCGGCACCGAAGGAGTCAAGAACCACGACTTCTGAGCAGCATCCCAGAACGGCTGACCCTCCACAACCCAACCATCCCCAACCAACTCCGGCTGAGCCGTGAAGTTCGAGACGATGACGGGCGTACCGCACGCCTGGGCTTCCACCACAGGGATGCCAAACCCTTCACCCATGGATGCAGCCAGAAGCACGTCAGCACCGCTGTAGAGGGCTGCCATAGCGTTCTGAGGCAGTCCTAGGCGGTACAGGTAGGCGTCAGCGTATTTGATGCGATGTGGCTCAATCCCGCACATCTCAGCCAACTCCTTCAAGTTGATACCACCAGCCGACCCCATCTCCTCGGAGTGCATGTACAGGACTGCGTCCGGGTGTTTCTGGGCGAACATGCTGAACGCCATGAAGTTCTCGGCGAACGCTTTGCGTGGAGGATAGACACCTTTGTTGGCGGCCGTCATCATCACCACGAACTGGTCCTCGCCGAACCCCATGATTTCACGACCTGTGAGTGACTTCCCGCCATTGTCCTTGATGCTTGGCGTCGGCTTGAACACCGACTCGATACCGTGCGGAACATAGAGACTGTTGATGCCCAACTGTTCCAACATGCGAGCACCGAACTTGCTCATCGCAATCGGCATTACATTCGGACGTTGACAGAACGCAGCCACCTCCGGCGGACACGGCTGATGATCCACCGGCACCCACGATGCAATGTTCGGAACCTTCTCCAGATTCGGAGCCTTCAACACCCACACATCAAACAGCGTCATCAGCAGTTTGGGCAGGTTGGTGGATTGCGTCCACTCCATCCAGTGTGCGACGACCACATCGTCGCTGTATGGGCTCATTCCTCTCGGATAGATTTTGATTCCGTTCCACGTCGACGTTGAGCCTTCGAGGCCGTAGATTGCGTGGATTGCGATTTCGTGGCCTTCTTTGATGAGCCTTTGGACCGCTTGTTGGGTTTGTTGCCCGTAGCCCGTTCCCGCCCACGGGGCGTTGGAGTACCAGAGCGCCCGGACCGCATCCGGGGTTCTACGACTGATTGTTCTGGCAAGTGCGCCACGCCCCGCTGCAAGAGCAGGATCGCCGTCGGCTCGTCCAAGTCCAGAGGGACTCCCTTGATGATGATTCGCATTCACGCAGTCTCCTTGTGTACGCAGGTTGCAGGGTTGGTATTCAGAGTGTTGGTGGGCCGAGGCGACCCTGCGTGTTTCGCCCCGACCCACCGAACTCTTTATTCAGTCCCCATCAAGGGACTTCTTCAACTTGGCTGAATCAGCTGTTGTTGATGAAGTACTTGATGTGGCTGGTTTGTGGCAGGTTTCCGTCGACTCGCATGGAGGCACGGAAGGTGACGAGGTCCGCATTGAATGCGTAGTCGTCGCTGCGGTCCAAACGGAGACCGCCAGCCATACGGACGTAGTAGCTGGGGAGGTGTCCGAAGATCACCGACTTGGCTGCCGAAGCCTGCGAGGCCATTGCTGGGTTCTCGAAGACCGGGTAGTTGAGGACTCGGTCGTTGCCATCTGCCAGCGCTGGGCTGAAGATGTACGCACCCTGGTTGTCCTTCAACTTGCGGACTGCACCGAGTGAAGCGGTGTTCATCATCCAGCCAACGCCGGGGAGACGACGTGCCGCACCATCCAGGCTGTACGCCAGGTCGATGAGGTTGTCTGCGGTGAAGAGTCCACCTGCGACGGTTCCGAGCACGCCCGAACCTGCGGCAGCAACGACACCACGGGGCTGGGTTGTGCCAGTTCCGACGGTGAGTGCGTTGTTGACGGCGAAGCCGATTGCGTTTCCGGTTTGCGTGGCAAGGAAGCTCAAGATGTCGACACCTGAGTCTTCGATGAGCTCACGGCTCAACTGGACCAAGAACGAATACTTGAACGCACCGAGCGTAATGAACGACGAGAAAGTCGGATCACTCTCGGAGATGGCTGAGCCTTCAGCGGTGATTGCCGCCGTTGACCAACCAGCCTGTGCTGGAATCTGGAGGTTCTCGCCACCAGCCGTGCGCAGCACGGTCGAGGTGTCGAGCATTGGGCCGACGAGACGAGCCTGCGCAATGACCTGGTCGAAGAACGACGTTGGTACTGGTGCGCCGGTGGACGTCTTGGTGACGTCACGAGTCTCGAACGTGAACGAACGAGTCTCGCCACGAGCCATCGAACGCAACACTTCTGCGTCGGTGGACACGGCCTTGCTGGTTGGGCGTACTTGGCCAACGATGTCACGGGTTGCCGCTTCAATCTTGGCTTCACGCTCGGCATCGGCCTTGAGGGCTTCGATGCGAGCAGCACGCTCGTTGAGTTCGTCGTTCATCTTCTTGTACGACGCTTCTTCTTCTGAGGTCAGGTCTCGCTTCTCGGCGGCTGCGGTGTCGAGAAGAGCCTTGGCTGCTTCCCACGCACGCTGACGCTGCTCGACTTGACGGTCGATGTATTCCTTCATGTGAGTGAATGTCCTTTCGTGGACGTTGATTTTGAGTACGCAAGGATTTGGTATCGCACCCAGCGAGGCTCCTCAACTGGCAGTCGCAGCGGCTCCGCACATCAACTGTGCGAAGAATACTAGGCGATGGTCTTCAGGAGGTCAAGTTGTTTCTGCAACACGCCGATGCGAGCAGGACTTTGCTCAGGCTGCTTGCGCAACTTGGTCACAACTTCGGTCAACAAACCAGCCTGCTCATCGGACAACTCCGACCCGGCTTCAAGCACCGTGATGGCGGCAGCCAACTGATCGGCATCAACTTGGGTGCGTTCAGCCAGAATGTCCAAGCTGCGCACGCTGGCCGTCGTCGCCTCATAAGCGGGGAATCCGGTGACGACCGAAACCTCATAGAGACGCACTTCTTTCAACTTGCGTTCCGAACCGTCATCGCTGTACATGTCACCGCCACGAGGCACCGAGAACCCGAACGACATTGAGTCCACATCGCCACGTTGCATCAAGATTGACAAGTCACGACCGATTGAGGTTGGTGGCAAGTCGGCATCCACGAGGAGACCTTTGGAATCTTCCTGCAAACGCAGGGTGCCTGAACGGGTGGTGGCGAGAAGCATGTTTGAGTCATGGTTCTGATACATGCGGATGTTGTTGCGTGAACGCAAAGATTTTGAGAATGCACCTGGCATCACCGTCTCAATGAACGGCAACGGCTGCGAAGGCGAATTGAACACGGCCGCATAGCCACGGAATGACATGTAGTCGCTGTCGTCACCAGTCGTGGAACGAACCTCGAACTCGCTGAACTGAACTCTGCGTGTCTCTACTTTGTCAGTCATCAGTTCCTCGAACTTCTTGGATGACCTTTTGGCAGAAGGTCATTGTCGGTGATGTATGAAGCATTCGCAGGTCTGCCACTCTTCAAGAGTACCAAGAAAGCGTTGACTCTTGCCATAGCCCATGCGCCTCTGCTAACGCCGGGACGATGCGACGTTGAATACGCTCCGGCACCACGACGGTAGACGGCACGCAACATTCCGACTGTGGCCCGCTTCCATGACGGATCACCAGCATCCAAAGAATCGTTGTGCTCTTCAACTTTGTTGCGCAAACCAGATTCGGTTTGCTCATCCAACTCGATAGTCCCCGACCCGGCAGGCCCAGACGCCGACCCTTCAGGGTTCTGGGCTGAGCCTTTGATTTGGTCTTTCTTTGGTGCTGGTGCGTCGGCTCGTTCAGCCTTCACACGTTCCGCTTGACGCTCGAACCAATCCATCGCAGGTTTCGGATTCAGAGGGTTGATGCCCCACAAATAGAACGCAACTGCTCCAGGTCCGGGGAACTGGTCGTTGTCTGGATCGGAGTTCTTCGGAGCTTGAAGGTCTACCAGGTGTCTTGCTCCCCAAGCGTTTGCACGAATGACTTTATCCTCGCTGATTCTTCCCGCAGCCATGTCACGGGCTTCACGAACAGTTCGTGCCACAAGACCATCACCAGCAAGTCCCTGCCCGTAATAGTCCAAACCTTTGCGGGCAGCCGACCGAATGTAGACCGGAACATCGAACGTGAGTTGGCGCATGATGTTGATGCCTGGGTCGTAGTACTGTGCGTCTTCACCGCTGATGTTCCCTGTTTGGACTGTTTGTCCTGGATTGTCATTTGGTAATCCTTTGACTGGTTGCCAAGCGTTGCAGTAGTACGCAGGTGCGACCAACGCATCCCACCGCTTGCAATAGAAGTTCTTATAGAAGCCACAGTTCCCACAGTTGTGATTGGCAGGCACATCGGCTGAAGCGGCTGGACGATAGTTCGATGGCAGTTCCCGATCCTCCATCTCGTCCTCATCCTCGGACTCTGGTTCGTCCTCTGGTTCTTCCAACTCTGGGATGCGAGTTAAGTCCGAGAAGTTGTAGGCCACCATCTCCTCGGTGTCCTCAAACCCGCCATCAACTTGTTCATACACCTGGATGATTGCGACCGGGTCGGCAGCCGTCGCAGTCAACTCGCCTTCCGAACTTGGCAAACGAACTTTGCCTTCACGATAGATGTGCTGAATCTCGCCGACCTTGTCATCGAATGACACATAATCGCCAATCAGCAGCATGTCGCCGAGCGCACGTTCACCACCCGGCTCCATGTCCTCAGCAATGGACACGGCCACCATCTGGTCAACCGCAGCCTGCTTGGTGGTATGGCAGCCGATGACCTCGCCATCTTCCTTGATGGTTGCCCAACCCGAACAACCTGGCGCAGAATCAGTGATGAAGTATGGCATCAGGGAGTTATGTGCAACCAAGAGACAGTGTGGCCGGTTTTGCTGGAGACTGCGTAGATTACGGTGTCGGCATAGATCGTCAAATCAACATCACCGCTCTTGGGGATGCCATGACCAGTTGACGTTGTGATTACTTGACCGCCGACATACACCGTGTCGGTGTTGTCCTGATTGACGATGTGAATCACACCCGGTTGCGCACGAGACGGATTCAACGCCGTCGCAACAGTTCCAACAGAAACTTGACCTTGATACACAGCCATGATTTACCTCAGAGCATCAACAATACTTGCAAGTCGTCCTCTTCGGCAGAGAACGTGATTTGACCACCAGCCGACGCAGACATCCCCACGAAGATCGGAGTGCAATACGCCTCCACCACCGCAGGCACAACAACAACCTCATCATCAACCTCAACGACAACCGCTTCAACTTTCTTGCGTGGCTTCGGACGTGGATACCAATACGGTGTTCCGCCACCACCAGTCGGCTCAGGCTCCGGTTGCGGCTGAGGCGTCACCGTCCCGACCGCCGACGCAGTCAACCCACCCAACGCACCTGACGCAGTACCAATCTCCGACGCCACACCCACCGCAGACGCATCCACACCACCCAGAACAGCCGTCGCCGAACCGACCACAGTCAGAGTGCCAGTAGCACTCGATGACGCTTCTCCAAGCCCCGCAGACGCCGATGCGACGATTGTGACACCACCAGCAGCCGACGCCGACAACCCACCCAACTCAGCAACCCCGTCACCGAAATCCTCAATCGTCACCTCGCTCACATCAGCGAACAACTCACCCAACGGAGCATCAGCCACACCCGACACCACCGGCGTCACCGTCCCCGTCGCCGACGCAACCAACCCACCCAGGCTCGATGCACCCGTGCCGGTGGTCGTGAAGTTAGCGCCGTCTAGGACACCGTTCCCATCAAGCGTTGAGGTGTTGAGGACGAACGCTGGTGATGGGCCGCCGAGTCCGACCGTTGCGTCGTCAAGTTGCGACTGGTCGAGGTAGAACCGTGTGACCACGGGTGCCTACTAGGAGGCGAGCGTCAGTGAGACGGTGAGTGATCCTGATGCGATGGTGAACGTGTCGCCTGCCGTGTAGGCGTTGGCGGTGATGGTTCCTGAGAACAGAAAGTTTCCTGTCGTGAGGTTGTCCCACACGGTGAAGTGTGTTGCGTCTTGCGACCCGGCGATGTTCGTCCAAGTGAGTGCGGAGTCAGATGTGAGCGTGCCAGATGAAGCTGCCGAGAACGATGCTTCTTTGCGGGTGGTTTCCGTTGCCGGGTTTGATGTGCCTGCTGCGCCTGGATCACCAATGTGCAGTTTCACATAAGCATTCGTGACGGAGAAAGCGGTGGCGTTGCCGAGAGCGTCAAGCCATTTGTTCGCCAAGTAGGAGCTGATTCCTGTTGCCATTAGTTGTCATGCCTTTCCGTGATGTGCAGGATTCGACCATCAGCGTCACGCTCCACGGTGCGCACGACGGTGCGCTGCTCCGGCACGTTCACGTTCACCACCGTCTCAGGAACATTCACGACCGGAGCTTCAACACGGACTTGTGGTTGCGATACGTGAATGATTTGTTCCGGCATGTTGACATTGAGTTCACGTCGTGAGTTCACTTCGTATGCTGCTTGTGGATCGGCTGGGCTTACGGTGGCCAAAGGCTGCAACTGTGTTGATGGCAATCCAGTGTGCTCGATTGGGTCAATGCCCAAGTACGCCAACACTCCTGATGGATTGAATCCAGCAAGAATCAGACGTTGTGCAATCAGCGACTTGCGATCCAAGTCGGCGAGGTTCGCAGCCGTGATGTCAATGTTGGTGAGCGGTACTCGGTACACGTCGCCACCTTCGATTGGTGTCATGTCCTCGAATCGGCGCACATCGTTGACTGAGAGGTAGCCGTTGTTGAGTCCTGATTGGTAGGAGGCGTTGCGTGCCTGAATGTCGCCACGCAGAAGACCTGCCGTGGAGAATCGGATGAACGCACGACCAGCCAACAGCACGCTGTACTCGGACTCGACCTTCGCCAAGATTGGTGTCAACGAATGCACGAGGAACGACAAGTTGTTGGCCTCCACCGACGCATACGACATCGCACCGGGTGTGGTCACACCGATCATGGATGGAGGAACACGGAAGATTCGTGCAATCTCCTCCACCGCAAACTGGCGAGACTCGATGAACTGTGAATCGTTCGGGCTGACACCAGTCTTCTCGAACGTCGCACCACCGAACAGGATGCCTGGGCGATGCGAACGACGCAAACCCTTGTGACCATCCTCGAACGCATCCACCAGATTCTTGGCTTGTTCACGAGACAGGTTGCCGGGGAACTGGATGATGCCGGAGGTGTTGGAGCCTTGGCCGAAGAAGCGGGCTGCGAACTCTTCCAACGCACGAGCCAAACCGAGGTTCTCTTTGACGAGGTCGATGCGGGACTTGCCACGCATCTCACCCGGCAGAGTCAAGTCACGAATGTGGATCATGTCCACATCCTCGATGCGGTCACGAGCTTCGTAGACGTAGAAGATGCGACCGTTGTTGTCTCGACGCACCTCAGTGTTCTGAGGGTTCAACACGACGAGGGCGAGCACTTCACCGTCTTCGTCACGGATGATGCGAGTGAACGAGTTGCCGTTCAACAGCAACGAAACAATCACCTGCTGGAAATGGTCCTCCTTGGTGACCCCGATGTCTGGTGCGTCAAGCCACGCTGGACGTGGACGATACTGAAGACGCACACCTTCCTGCCGGATGTATGCATCGACGGGGAGTGTGGAGATGGTGTCGGCAATAAGCCGGACGCACGCATACACCGTCCCGATTTTGAGTGAGTCATCTTGCGTGACATAGACACCTGAGTTCGTGGTGAACGTGTATCCGTCGCCGAGGGCGAACAATGACTGGAACGAAATCGCACGCTCTTCGTCATCGCCTCCACGGCCAACAAGACGGTCAACAATCACTTGTCTTCATCCTTCGTGATACGAGCCAAACTCCACGCCGAAATGAACGTCGCTACACCGATGACAGCAAACCCCAACGCTGGACTCACCAACCATCCTGCAACCACGAAACACACCAATCCAATCAGTTCGAGCACGAGCACCTTCATTCCAACCTCCTATGGTAGTTCACTCAGCCTAATCACACTACGAAGAACCCAGGCTCAACGACCGGTTCAGGTGTGGTAGTGGCACGATCCGACGCCATTGCCAACGCAATCACAGCGTCAATCTTCCGCTTCGACTTACCTTTGCTGAGCGTCCAGCCGTTGTCCTTGACCTTCTGCGCAGCCGACAACACTTGATCGGAGAACAACGGATTCCCATCGTGCGCAAGTTTCTGATTCACAATCAACTCATAAAGATTCCCGCACGCAGGCACCATCCGCTGCGGAGACTGCGGATACTCCACCATCGGAAACCCATCCTCAGCCAACGCCTCAGCCGTCCGCTGAAAGAACGCCGGGTCATACGCAATCTCCTGCAAATCATACTGCTGCGCAATCTCACGCAAATACGACTCCACCGCAGACACATCCAACACACCACCATCCGGCAACCAAATCTTCGCACGAGCCACCACCTTGCCCTCCACATGCTGAACCAACACCACCGCAGTCGTATCACGCTTCAACGCCATGTCCACCCCAACCCACGTCGGCGCACCCGGCACGAGATCGAGCGTTGAACGGCACAGCTCCCAGGCTCCCTGTGGCAGCCAGGAGTCAGCGGCCGTGCGAACCCACTGATTCAGACGGTACCTACGAACACTCACCTCAGAGGTTTGACGAACCGCAATCTCCATGTCCTCCCAATCCAACAAACCCTCAGCCAGATTCGGATTCGCCTCCAACCACGCCTGCCGATCATTCAAGTCACAACCCTCACCCGCCTCCCACCACCAGAACCCGAACGTCACATCGTCAATCTCCCCACGAC